AAAAGATAAAAAATTATCAAAAAACTTCAAATTGTCAGAGTTTGGCTATTTTATGCCGGATGTCAGGCTAGTTATTATATTGCAATACTTACGCAACGTAACTAATTGTCCAGTTTACATAAATAAAAAAGACGGGGTGGGGCGTACAATAGAACAACATATTGAAATTTATAAAAATCTTGAATCTAGAAAAATAATTAAAACCAAAAAAAATAGGTTAGGAAATAAAGACTTATATGAGTTAATTCCTTTTGGGAGTAGACATTTACCAAGTTTTAGAACTAATAGTCTTAGAGCAGTAGATTTTTCAATTAAAAGTAAAAATGCCTACTTGTCAGGCAAAGAAATTTTTAATTATATACAAGATTTTGTTAATTCTAAACTTTGGTATAGATATTTAAAAAAAGCTAAGTTTAAAAATGAAAATGATTCTTATATTGGGGTGGGAGTAGGAAAGACTTTTTTACATGTAGATATTGATAGAGAACGGCATACAGTTTGGGAGTATCAATAATGCTTAACTTAAAAGACATCACAGCAACGGCAACGCCAATCACAGCAATAGGCAATGTATTTGATAATTTGTTTACATCTCAGGAGGAAAAACTTACGAAGCAGGAAGCAATTGAACGATTACGCCAACAGCCACAAATGGCACAAACGGAAATAAATAAAATTGAAGCACAACATAGGAGTTTGTTTGTTGCAGGGTGGAGACCATTTATTGGCTGGGTTTGTGGATTTAATCTTTTATATTTAGTTTTTTTACGAGATTTTATATCAAGTTTATTACTTTTTTTTGATATTGATTTTGTCATGCCACAAGCGATAGGTGTAGACTTATCCAGTGAATTAGTGTTTGCTTTATTGGGGTTAGGGGGTTTAAGAACGTTCGAAAAAATAACAGGAAAAACAAAATGACAAAAAAAGAAAATAAAGAACATATTTTTTCAGTTGCAAAGATAATTCAATACATGATTTTTGGGATTTTAGGTACACTGGTGTTTAGTTCGCCACCGATTCATTTAGCTTTGTCAAGCAGACCATTAAGAACGGAAGTTGTAGATTTATTGAAAGAACAAAATAAAATTATTAAGTCTCTAGATGACAGAATTAAACAACTTGAATTTGACAATCTTGAACTTAAAATCAAATTAAATGGATTAATTAATGGAAAATAGTCAATACGAAAGAATACCAGAAATAAACAAAACGCTTGAAGAATTAAGGGGGAAAATGACAGAGAAAGAAAAAGAATTTTGTGATTTATATATTGAAAATTTTGATAAATCGTTTCCGTCATTTTATGAAGCAGTTAAAAAAATTTTTCCAGAAGAATTAGAGCCTAAAAAAATAAGTTTGAAGCTAATGGAAAATATTAATATTAACAGATACATAAACTTAAAATTTGAGTTACAGTCAATTTTTTTTATTAATGAAACTAAAATAAAAATGATTGCTTATCAAATTTTAGATCAATTTAAACAAACAAGTAAGCCAGTAATTGATTCACAAGGGCAATTTACTGGAAGGGTTAATCGTGATTTAAAAGTTGCGAGTGATTTAATTAAAATTTTGCTAGATAAAGACGAAAACACACAAAATCTAAACATCACACAATTACCTACAATTAATATTGACGAAACAGATTTGAAAAAAACAATAGAAAATTTTAAAAATAATTATTAATGAATTTAAAAGAAAAAGCAATTTTAAAAGAAATATTGCTTAATAGTAATTATGCCTTTACGAGATATTTTTTTCGAAAAAGAACAAACCAAAAAATGATATCCAATATTCATCATAAAATAATTGGGGATACGCTGGACAAGGTGTTTAGGGGTGAAATTACTAGATTAATTGTAAACATGCCGCCTAGATACACTAAAACTGAACAAGTAGTTATTAGTTTTATTGCTCAAGGCTTTGCAATCAATCCAGAATCTGAATTTATTCATGCGTCATACGCTGATACGTTAGCGATGAAAAACAGCATGTTGATTAAAGATTTAATCTTGCATGAAGCGTACCAAGAATTATTTCCAATGCAATTAAAAAAGGACTCACAATCTAAAAAAGCTTGGCAAATTGAAAATTATAACGGAAAAATGTTAGCTACACCTTCAGGGGGAACAGTAACAGGGTTTGGAGCTGGTAGGATGGGTTTTGATAATAAGTTTACAGGTGCTTTAATTGTTGACGACCCTATAAAACCAACAGACGCAAATTCAGACACAATGAGAGAAAAAATAAACGAACAAATTAATAATACGTTTATGTCGAGACTAGCACATAAACACGTTCCAGTTATATTTGTTATGCAACGAGTACACGAAGACGACACAACAGGGTTTCTATTAAATGGTGGAACAGGTGAAAAATGGCATCATTTATGTTTACCGGCAATTATTGACGATGACGTGAAAAAACAAAAAAATATATATTCACACGCAATTCCTATTGATATAAGCGAGGTGCCTAACGGTGCATTATGGGAATATAGACACACAGTTAAAGACATCGAAAAAATGTTAAAAAGTAATGTATATGTTACATCAGCACAATACTTACAGAAACCAACACCGAAAGGTGGTTCAATATTCAAAGATGAATTTTTTAAATACTATGATGAAGACATAAAAAATAATTTTGAGTTTAGATTTATAGTTGGCGATACGGCACAAAAAACGGCAAATTATAACGATTTTTCAGTGTTTGCTTGTTTTGGATTACATAACGGAAATTTGTATCTTATTGATATAATTAGAGGAAAATGGCAATCACAGGATTTAAAGCAAACATTAATTAATTTTTATAATAAGCATAAGGAATACAAAGGAACATGGGGAAATATAAGATCGGTATATATTGAGGATAAATCAAGCGGTACGGATGTAATTCAGAATTTAAAGAACACAATACCAATTAAAGCCATACAACGAAACAAAGATAAAATTACACGTGCATATGATACAGTGTCTTATATTAATACAGGCATGGTACACTTTCCCAAAAATAAACCATTTATGACGGATTTTATTAACGAGTTAGTATCATTTAGTCCGCTTGGCACACATAAACATGATGACCAAGTCGACGTTTTGATGGACGGAATAGACATTGGATTAATTCAAGAAAAAAGAAAAGTTATATTATCATGGTACGATTAATTAATACTTTATGTATAAATATATTACATTATCGTATATAATATAAACATGACTAATATTTTTTCAAAAAATAAAGATAATTACACAAAAATCATTGATTCATTACATAATTATGCACACATTGGGCTTTTTGGGGAACAAATACAGGCACACAGGATACCGGATTTTTCTACTACTTTTTATTATGGGGTAATAAACGAAGACGTAGACGTAACTAAAACATTGACAGGGGATGGAACAGCTAACGCTACAAATAGACACCTAGAAATTAGTTCAGCAAGTTCAGGAACAGCAACAATACAAAGTAAGAAATACATACAATATAGAGCTGGTAATACAGCGTATTGCATTTTTACAGCTAGTTTTTCAGGTACTGGAACAAGTAAAGCAGGGGCTTTTGATTCAAACGATGGTTTTTATATCAAAGTTGTTAATAATGTGGCAAGTTATGGATATTTGAAAAATGGTGTAGAAACAAGTTTTAATTCTCAAGAAAATTTTAAAGGTAATATTAATCCGGATAGTATTGATTGGACAAAATTAAATGTTTTTAAAATTATGTATGGTTATCTTGGAAGTGCTAACGCTAGTTTGTGGATTAAGCTAGATCAGTGGTATGTGTTAGATTACATACAAACCGAAAATAAATTGACAGGTACACACGTTGACAATCCAATATTACCGATTTGTTTCTATGTTGAAAATGGGGCAACAATAAAAACGGCTAGTTATGTAGGGGGTATTCTTAATACACTAGGTATACACCTAGATAGACCTACACATTTTCCATCTAATGTTTTGGTAAATGGTGTTGGTGCAGAAGATGGGGAAATGACGTTAAGCGGAACGAATGTTGCGACTATGGCAATTTTCAGATCAAAAAGTACATACAATACATACCAAAACAAAATTAAAAGCAAGTTATTAGATATAAATTTTCATGTAGACACACCAAGCGGTTCAAGTCTTGGAACAGTTATTTTTCAAGTCATAAAAAATGGAACCTTTAGTGGTACGCCTAGTTACACAGATTTACATACAACTAATTCAGTAATTGAATATGACAGTACAGCAGGAACTGGGGCAAGTGTTAATTGTACAGATGGCACAACATTATTTACATTCCACGTTGCTTATTCTGGAGCAAATAAAGGCGGTACAGTGTCTAAGTCAGCATTATCAGCTGATAGGTTTGGTGCTTATTTATATGCGGATGACACAATTTCAATAATTGCCAAAGATTTAGGGGGTAATGATGTAACGGTTAGATTTTCTATAACTTGGGAGGAGCTTTTTTAAATGTCAAAAAACAAAAACGCTTTAATTAATCAAAAAAATAAAATTAACAATGTTTTGAATAGCGAAAATTCAAATTTAAGTATTAATGAATTACAGAATATAATTACTAATACATTAGATAGGGTAGCTTTGTCTAATTTTTTTAAAACACATAAAAACGAAAGAGACGTATATAAAATATACGGTTATCCTGAAAAATTAAAAGATGAGCACTACCAAGCACGAATTGAACGACAAGATATAGCAAAACGAATTGTTGAAGCCTATCCAAATGCTTGTTGGGGGGAGATGCCAAAAATTGAAGATGACAGCGAAACGCAAGAAGAAACAGAATTTGAAAAAAGTTTTGTAAAGTTATGTAAAAAATTAAATTTGATTAAATACATTAAAAATTTAGACATCTTAGCTGGTTGGGGACATTATGCCGTTTTATTGATTGGGGTTAATGATGGACAGGATTTTTCAGAGCCTTTAAATTTAAATAATTTAAAAGAAGACGATATTTTATATTTATCCCCTAGAACCGAACATTTAGCAAGAATTTCAGAATTTGAGCAAGACCCAAGATCAAGACATTATGGTAAGCCCTTATATTATACGATTGAATCCGGTGGTTATGCGTCTAATGATGGCGGACATTTAATGAGTAGTCAAACTCAAAAAGTGCATTACACAAGAGTTATACACGTTGCAGAAAATGCATTAACTAACGATGTAATTGGAACGCCAAGACTTGAACCAGTATATAATCGATTGATTGATTTAGACAAAATTGTGGGAGGTTCAGCAGAGACATT